GGACGATGACTATTGGGGTTCTGGAAAGTACGTTAATAAAGAAGCATTAGAGGCTAGAGGTGGCACAAAAAATTACAAATTTCAAATTGAACAATATGCAAAAACTAACGAAGAACTAAATGCACTAGAAATTGATTGGATACACAAAAATAATACTTTGTGGCCAAATGGATTTAATCTTACACTAGGCGGAGACGGTGGTTGGACATATGTAAATTCTTTAGGTCTTTTCCCTATTATAAAAGAAATTCAAAAAGAATTATGGGAAGAAAGAGGACAGAAAAATTTTTATTATTATGCATTTACTAAAGAAGGTAGAAGAGAAAGATCATTGCTAGGACGAGAAAGATTAAGACAGTTATATCCAAACGGTGCAACTTGGCCAATTGGTAAAAAGCACAGCAAAATTAGTAAATTGAAAATTGGTTTAGCAAACAAAATAAAACAAAAAGGAAAACTTAATTCACAGTTTGGCACTATGTGGATTACTAATAACAAGCATAACATCAAGATTAAAAAGGACGCAGTGATCCCAAAAGGATATGTGCGTGGAAGAGTTATGACCGCTTCGTCTATCGGTTAGGACATCAGGTTTTCATCCTGAAAAGACGGGTTCGATTCCCGTAGTGGTCGCCAACCCAGAGTTTAAATATTAACATGAAATACGGTTTCTTTGCAGACGACCACATACCAGATTCAGTTGCCACAGACAGATCACAGTACGGAGAGTACAAAGTCAACAGTCACGGTTACAGATGTCCCGAATGGGAACCATTGCCTGATGGCAAAAAGAATGTGGTGATCTTAGGATGTAGTCACACATTTGGCATAGGACTTGAAGAGGGCGAAGTTTGGGTAGATCAACTGTACAGACTAGTTGACAAAAACAGATTAAGGTTTTGGAATCTTGCAGTGCCAGGAGCCAGTGCAGACCTATGCACCAGAATACTTTACGCAACAGAAAAAGTTTTATTTCCAAAAATTGTTATTGTGTGTTGGCCAGCATCTAGTCGTAGAGAAAGACTAGATCAGTATCCAAAAAACTTGACAAACGCCGCACCTGAACTTGCTTTAGAAAACAACACAACTGATACTAATAATTTTTTAAAAAATGTTTTCTTGGTAGAAAAGTTTGCTGAAAAGAACGGAGCAAAAGTGTTGCACTGTTTTGCTGAGGACAAACACAAGTTACCCAATGCAGATGCATACACAATAGAAACATTGAAAACTGTTTGGCCGGAATGGTCCAAAGATAGATCAAAACAATCAAAAAGACAGTTTATCAGCAAACCCAGTTTGGCCAAAGATGGAATACACTACGGTGTTGAACATCACAACGCATTTGGCAAACAGATCTACTACACGTTTAGAACAAAATTGAAATAATTGACCTGCGGATTATTTTGCAAACCTGCAATCAGTTGTTTGTATTCTGCAGATTCAAAAGTTTGTTTTTGTTGTTTGTAGTCAACGTTGGTGGCCCAGTCCTGTATTTCATTGAGATATACCATATCAAAATTGAAGCGTTTAGATAATTCCAACAGTGCAGGAATCTCTTGCCAGTTGTCTTTTTGAACAACCATGTGTAGATGCACAGGAAACTTTTTAATCTTTGATATAAATTCAAAATTTTCTAATATTTTTTCCCACGAGCCTCCACGTCTCAGTTTTTCATATGTGGATTTTGTTGCACCGTCAATGCTGATATTCAGTTTGTACAAATTATCAAAAATATATTTTGTTCTCGGATGTAACTTTTTTAGCAGTAGTCCATTGGTTTGAAATGCAAATGAAACATTGGACAAATTTAGTTGTGTCATACGTTTCATAAAATATCTGTACACTAGACTGGCAAACGGATCACCATCACTGCCAATATGCACTTTGATGTTGTGGTCCTGTTGTTGGATCCAAGAAATAATTTTGTCTACCCACAACATTTTTCTTTGTAGCACTGGTCCTTTACTGACAAATATCTTTTGATTTCTACAACTTGGACAACTGAGATTACAACTGTCATCTATACCCAGTCTGAGATTGGTTATGCCTTTGTTGGTGTCAAACCAATTGCTTATGATGTAGGTACACTGTTTGTTGTTACACAGTCTGTAAGTGCCGTCCTGCACAGTGTTTTGCACCTGTCTCAGTTTGTCGCTGTTCAAGATTTCGTCCACAGTGTTGACCTGAATGTTGCCCACAGCGGCCGGTAACCAAGCAGTGCATTCACAGGCATAGGCCTGTCCATATTTGTCAATAAGCAAAGTATCAAATGGTCTGGGGCAAACTTTTTTAATACCAAGATTTTTTCTTGTGTCTATGCCGTAGTGTTCAAATGGTTTTGTGTTGATCATTTGTGGTATTTAATTTTAGGTAGTGCAGGTGAAATTAAATACTGAATATGATCAAAGCCGCAGTGTGTATGGCATCTGCTCACAAAGATGTCTACAAAAATAAACTACAGAAATTTCTAAAAGGCATCGAGATGTTGGACGATTCTGCGGTAATTGAAAACTATCCCACACCAGAACAATTTGACACTGCTGTGATCTATGGCAGTTATAAAAAATACAGAGGCAGTCCACATCACAAAATAAAATGCCAAGTGGCAGAAAAATTCAAAAATTTTGTGCAGTTGGAAACTCCTGTGATTGGTAGAAGTGCTAGTACTATTGATCATGACTATCTCAGAGTGGGTGTAGGTGGTTTCCTTTGGGACGAAGCAGAATGGGGATTTGCATATACAGATCCTGACAGATACAAAAAAGTTTTTAAAGATTTAGGATACAACACAAATCAAGAATGGAAAACAAAAGGCAGTAAAATTTTAATTCTATTGCAGAATCCCGGAGACGCCAGTCTCAGAGGCAAAGACATCTACAACTGGTGCTATGACACAATCACAGAATTGCAAAAACACACAGACAGACCCATTGTGATCAGACCACACCCGTTGCCGAGAAAAGGATTTGACAGATTCACAAACACAGTCAAAATGTTTGACAATGTCACAATGGTAGAAAACTGTCTACCGGATCGACTGAGACCTTTGCAATTGGATTTTGAAGACTGCTACTGTGCTGTCAGTTATGCGTCAGGCAGTGCCGTTGATGCTGTGTTGGCCGGTGTGCCAAGTCTCACCAATGATCCAGGCAACATGGCCTGGCTGGTCAGTCGTAATCAGATAGCAGACATTGAAAACAGATATCTAGGTGACCGCGTTGACTGGATGCAGAAAGTGGCCATGTGTCAATGGAGTGTTGAAGAATTTGAATCAGGAAAATGTTGGGATCACGTAAGTAAGAGCATATGAAATATCATTTAAGCAACGGATGTAGTTTTAGTACCAGGAAAAAATTTGACAGTTGTCATCAACGACTGGGCAAACTGTTGAACACCGACACACCCACAATCAGCATGGCCAAAGGCGGCAGAGGCAATGACAGAATAGTCAACACAACCATGCATTGGTTTTTTAAAAATCCTGACAAGATCCGAGACACATTTGTCAGTGTGGGTTGGACCACAGGCTATCGATGGGACTATGTGTCAAACTATGTGACACCCAAAAAGAAAGAAGGTGGCATCAAAGGAGAACTGCTGAAGTTTGATTATCAGTGGAGCACCTGGCAGTTGTGGCAACATGATTTTTTCATGAGAGACAGAGACATGGATGTGGAATTGGCCAGTGCTGTGAAACTGTACACAAACATCTTGAGTCTACAATATTTTTTGAAGTATCATGGGATTCCCTATGTGTTTTATCATGCTCTCACCAATGATCTACCAGAAACTGAAGTGAACGGTGTTGAGAGACCAGACCTAAAATTACTGAAGGATCAGATAGATCGTAAACATTTCTATAACTTTGAAACCAGTGAGTTTGTGAAAGAAAATGTACAGATGCAGAAAGACAACAGATCATCTGCTGATCACCGGGTGCAGGTTCGCAACACTGACTATGTGCAGAGTCACTTTGAGTTTTGTGCCAAGCATGGTTGGACCAAGTCGGCCAATGACGGACATCCTAGTGAGATGGGTCATCACCGATGGGCAGATCAACTGCACGAATTTGTGAAGGCAAATCAACTATGCTAGTGCCCAGTGCATTTGTGATCAGTCAACCCAAAGCAGGCACTTATTTTGCTGTGAACATTCTCAGAGAACTGGGGTTCGCATTTCGACGCTATCACCTGGGCGAAAAGAAATATCACAGATATCCCAAGCCTGGAGATCCTGCATTTAGAATGGCTCTGCGAGATCCCAGACTGGTACAGACCCGAGAACCACTTGAAAACAGCATCAGACTGATTGCGAAGCACAACGAAATTGGTGTGGGACATATTCCATACACACCCCAGTACGAACAGATCCTGCAACCTTATAAGAAAATACTGTTGACCCGATCTGAAAAAGAAATATTTGAGAGTCTGGAACGTTGGGAACAGTACACCGGCAGACCACCCAGCAATCCCGGCAACATTCGAGCCAGATGCCGAGCAGTACAGAACTGGCGACTGCAACCAGATGTGTTTCATCTCACATGGTCAGACATGTGGAACTGCAATGTGGAACGAATTGATCAACTGCAGGTGTTCTTGGGAGTGAAGCACCACAACAGCAGAACAGTGGTCAGCCGTGCCATGGAGGCACCCAGCAAAACCAAAATTCCTAGACCGTGACCCTGCAGGTGGCCTGATAGCACCAGTTTCTGTTGACCGGCACCACCTTTCTGTCGTAACGTACCAGCCATTCTGTGAGAGCACGAAACTCCTGCTGTTGCCATTGACTCATTTTGCCTGACAGTCTAAAGTTACAGAATTCATCAAACACAATCACTGTGCCGGGCACAATCTGTTCGTTGAGTTCTGACAGCACTGTGATCGTGCTACTGTAGATGTCTGCGTCCATGTGTAAAAAACTGATGGGTGCTGTGTGACTTTGTTTCCACACAGGCACAGTGTCTGCAAACCATCCTTTGTGCAGTTGTATATGTGGGGGCACTTGGGGTGGATCACAGGTCATGTCTGCCACCTTGCCTGTGCCGTGATTCCAGTCTTCCGGCAGGCCCTGCCAACTGTCAAAAGCATGTATGACCTGATCAGGCCGGTGTTCAATCAGCCATCTGAGACTGCGTCCTTCTCGTACACCAAACTCACACCAGAGTCCACCTGGCGGTGCCAGGTCTGCTGACATCTCCAGATGTTTGCGTATGCTGGATTCGTAGTCCGCTTTGTTCACAGTGCCGGTGTAGATAGGATCAAGATCAATCCACTGCTGTAACAACGCACGATCCTGTCGGCCAAGACCGGTCAGCAGTGTGGTCAGTTGCTGTTTGCTTTTGACTGTTTTGATGGCTTTCATTGTGAATATTTAAGGGGCCAACCGACCTTACGCTTTTTTACGCTTCGCTATAAAGATTTACGCTTACGCAACTAAAAAAAATTTACGCTAACGCTCTTTAAAATACTTCTCCATTTTACCAGTTTCATTGGCATACTTTTCTGCATCTGGTAGAGGATCTTTCTTTTTTGTGATCTGTGGCCATTGTTCACTAAACTTTTTGTTGAAATCAACCCACGGTTTGGCTGTTTGACTTGCATCTGATTCTATGGCATCAACAGGACATTCTGGTTCACATACACCGCAGTCAATACATTCATCTGGATTTATAACCAACATGTTTTCGCCTTCGTAGAAACAGTCTACAGGACACACTTCAACACAGTCGGTGTGTTTGCACATTATACATTTGTCGTTAACAATGTAGGTCATATCTTATTATATTATATCTTGTTGTACTTTTCAAGTGTGAATCCTTTGGCATCATAGCACTGTAAAAATTCTGAATTGTTTGAATATCTAATTGTGCCTTGACCCCAGACCACATCATGATCATGATAAGAAAAAGGTTTTGGTATTGTGATATCTATGTATTCACCATTACCAACGCCCAGTGTTAAAAACGTAACATACTTGCCACGTTCACCTTTGAAAACTCTACCGTTGGCAATCATGCCTGCAAATTCTATTTTGTCCATGTACAGTTCTCTTACATACATGCCCGGCATAAAATCTTTAGTGGACCACCAGCCATACTTTCTGTATTGAAATTGTGGAGTGTCCCATTGGTCGGACTTTGATGGAGTAACAACATTAATACCCACACGTTTGGCTTCTGTTCTGTATACCCAACGCCTGTAAGATCCGTGACAGTGTTTTAAACAAGCCTGCCAAAACTTTTCTGGATTGTGTGCTTTCTGATAGGCCAACGCCCAAATTAATCTGCCCAAATTGACTGCATGTGCTCTGCACAATCCAAAACCTGATAGACTTTGTAGCATTTCTATTATGGCATTTTTCTTAGGATGATTACCCAGTCTAGTTGTAAATTCAAATATTTTTTCTTCGTTCTTTTTGGCAAACGCTCTACGATACATGTCTGCTTCGTACTTGTCTATTTTTAAAACTTCTGATATTCTGTCAATAGCATCATCTTCGTACACAATTGTGTCTTCCATTTTTTCCTGACTCCAATCATGAAACATGGTTGCTTTTTTTCTACCCGATACTGCCACTGGTCTTATCAGTGCAGTTGCAAACACACAGTCTTTCATTGACTTGGGTTGTATGGCTCTAAACAGTCTTCGCATGGCAGGTGATTCTGCCTGTGTGACTCCTAGCACGTCACCTCTACACAATAAATCTGATGTGGCTTTGTCTTCCATAGGATACTCTGTGAGTCTTGTCACAGGATCCACTTCTAGTAGTTGACTGAGTCCTCTGTTGGCTAGTATGTCAACTTTTAGATGTTCTAAGTCTTCAACTTCATTTTTGTCCAGCAGTATTTGATTTTCTGCTGTGAATAAACTTTTTGGTAATTGTCTTGTAAACATTAATATGCCTCCGCAGTGTTTTGATATACATCTTTTTTTGCCCATCAGTTTGCGTTCAATCCTTTTTGCTTCTACTGGATCAACACCAACTGATTCGTATGTGAACCTGCGAGGGAGTCTACCTTTTGCACCCAAACGTTTGGCCGCTTCACGCTTGGCCGACTTATCCTTGAATAGCACGTAGTTTGATATACGAGCCGAGCGTCCGGGCCACCTTTGGAATATTCTATTCATGACTTCTTCCTGACGATGATGGGGGAAATCAATATCGACATCGGGTAAGTCATCTCTGGTAGGGTTTAAGAATCGTGCAATGGGTATGCCCCACTTCACAGGATCCACATCTGTTATGCCAAGAAGGTAACAGACCAAAGACGAACCAGCACTGCCACGAGTCATATGGGTGATATCTCTCGTAATTGCTAGTATGTCACATATTTGGATGAAGTAGTCTACGAAACGTAGTTTAAGGATGATGCGAGTTTCATCAGCGAGCCTTTGCGTGTATTCTTCTGTGCCTGGGCATTGCCTAATAAATCTATCGTACAGCCTAGTTATATCGTTTAGTTCTTTGTCTTTTTTCATGCCTATGTTTGCCTGTTATTGCCTTGAGCAATATTAATTATCAGACTTTAAAATTATAGTGGGGTTTTTTGGTGTGATCTTAATTTGCTTTTTGGCACCTTAAGGTCACGTTGATCACAGGCTGACTTGATTACACAATCTTCACAGCCAGGCGAACTTGATCTACAAACTAATTTGGCGTGTGTAATCAACCACATGTGAGCGCCGTATTTGTATCTATCAGGAGTTGTGCTGTTGACAGTGATGCTGGCCTTTGCTTCGTTGAGATTGTCTGCCCAACCTAATCGCCATAACAATCTAAAAACGTGTGTGTCTACTGCTATGTGTGGTTGTCCCCAAACAAACCTCATAACAATGTCAGAACTTTTTCTGCCCACTCCGGGTAGTGTCATTAGTTCTTTTTGTGTCTGTGGCACTCTGCCGTTAAATTGTTCTAACAACATTTTGCTTGTAGCCAATATGTTTTTTGATTTTGCATTGTGTAGTCCTGCAGGTCTTATTGCTTCAATAATTTCTTCTCTAGATAGTTTTATCATGTCCTCCGGTGTGTCTGCCAAAGCAAACAGTTGTCTACAAGCAATTGCAGTTCTCTTATCTTGACTTTGAGCAGACAACATTACACCAATTAAACTGGTATAGGCTTTGCTGTAAATTTTTGCTTTAGGTTTTCTATTGGAATACTGTGGGTAAGTTTTACTTAATTTTTCGTAAATGTAAAGAATGTCATTACTGTTCTTCATCCGAGTGTAGTTCGTTTAGCAGTTGTCTCAATTTGCCACCTTCAACTGTTGCTTTCACTTTGCCAACATTGTCACCTTTGGTTGGATCAGGAACATTTGGTTTGTTAGTGGCTACTTTGCTTTTCTGTTTTAGCGAATCGTAAATTGTAGATGATTGTTTTTTAAACTGTTGATATTCTTCATCTTCTGCTAGATCTCTTATTCTCAATGTGTCTATATCAAATTCTAAATCTATTTTTTGTCCAACACCCGAACTTGATCTTGTTTTCATAAATTGTATCTGATATCTGCCACGTTCTTTCATTGCTCTGGAAGTGAATATACCAAACACATTGTCTGCTGTTTGCACCTTAGATAAACCACCTGCAATGTGCGAGTGATCAAATTCAATCTCTTCTACACTGGCTCTGTTTAACTGTGACGCTGTACAAGTCAGCAAATTGTGTTCTGTGGCAAAGTTCCTGATTTCTTCTGATACGTATTTGTCTTTTATAAACAAGTCTGCTGGAGAAACTCTTTTGCTTTTTGGCATCATTAGATCCAAGTAGTCAATCAACACACAATCAATTTTCTTTTTGGTTTTTAGTTCAAGTTCTTTCACATAAGATCTTACATCAAGTATAGTGCTTCCAGATGGCAAATATTTGATCTGTAGGTTTCCTGATTTCTTAGCCAACATCTTGACTTTCATTTCTACGTTTTCTATTTCAGGAAACACTTTTCTTGTTGGTATGCCTGTTATCATTGCATCCATTCTCATGGCAACCAAACTTTCGCTCAATTCAAAACTGATGTAAACTGTGTTCAAGCCAGCGGTTGCCCAATTTATTGCAAGATTCTGTAAGAACAAACTTTTACCTGCACCTGATCCGCCTGCAAAAATATTAAGTTCTCCTCGGTTAAATCCACCGAACAGTTTCTTGTCCAAATTGGCCCAACCTGTGCTGACTTGACCGTTGGAGTTCTTTAACAACTCCAGTCTACCTTTTGGATCCTCGAAGTAGTCTGTACCCATATCACGAGTCAATCCAATCTGCACTGCATCTTTTATTTTGTCTTCTACAGGACCATAATCTCCTTTTTCTAAAAGATCAGCAGATTGAAGTATTGCTCTTTCTAGTGCCTTGTGTCGGGAAAATGTTTCAAATTCATCTAGCAACCAAGAAAAGTGGCTAGGATCTAAATCTTTTGCTGTTTTAAGTTTAATATCATGTTTGGCATTGACCTGTTCTACTTCAGGCAACACTTTGTATTCTTCAACATATTCTTTAACAAATTTAGCAACTGGTTGCAGTTTTCTATCAAATGAATTTGGATCAAATATATTTTGTGCTCTTGCAAATGATTCTGCATCTGCCAAAAGCATTTCCAAATATAGTTTCTGTACGTCAAAAGTATAATCAGCCATTTTTTACTCCACATTGTATTTTACAACATTCGTGTGCAGAATTAAAGTCTTTTGTTGATTCAAAAAATTCTTTTACTTTTTGGTTATTCAATATTGTTTCCAATGTGTTGTTTTTAATATTAAAGTCGCTTGTTTTGGGCGAAAACACATTATTGTATTTGTATCTGTATGTACCAATCCAACAGCATGGATAAAAATTTCCTTCAGCATCTATGTACAAGTCTTTGGATGGTTGGTTTTTTTCTATGCACCATGGTTTCATTTCAGTTTGAAAATTTTTGTCTACTAAAATATTTTGCTGTTGTTCATAGTACGAATCAATATATTCTCTGTCAGGCATTAGATCTTTTTTGCCCAGCCATCTATCGCTTTTTTCAAGTTTAAACTTATCAAAACCAAGTTTTTTTGATAGTGTGTTTGCTTCGGATATCTGATGTTGATTATGTTTGAAAACAATAAATTTCCATTGCAGTTGACATTTTCTTTTTTGTAAAACTTGTATGGCATCCATTATTGATTTCCATTTTGCATTTTTTCTGTAGATGTGATTTGTATCTTCCAATCCGTCTATACTAAAAGTTATTCTGTCATCTTTATCTAACACTGCATTCAAACTTGCCCACCATTTTTTAGTTTTAGCAGATCCATTTGTTGTAATTTGTAATTTACAATTGTTGTCTTTTAGTTTTTTACACATCTCAATAAATTGTGAATGATAGATTGGATCACCGTTGTTCCCACAAAAATTAATTTCTGCATTTGGACCAACAAATTTTACAACATTATCTACATTTACTTCGTGTAGATTTCTTTTTTTAAAAGTTTCATAGAACCATGTTCTGTCGCATAGAGGACATTCTAATGTGCATTTGCTTGTTGCTTCTATATGAAAACTAGCCATACATTTTCCTTTGTAAGTCAATTTTTAATTTTGTTATTTCTGTTGTCTTAAGTATAGATTGAATTACAAACAATCTGCCATATTTAGAAACAGCATCAGCCACGTCTGTAACATCATCTGGCCATTTAGGAAAAGCAACACTCCAACCAAATTCAATTGCTTGGTCCACTAATTTTTGTCCACTTGCATCTCTGTCTGGCACCACAATCACTTGTCTGTTCAATCCGTTAATTAAATCTTTTTGTGTTTCATTTATTTCTGATCCTAATATGCTTACACCAGAAACAGTGATAGCGTCAAAAGGACCTTCAGTTACTATTACAAACTTTCTGTTCCAGTGTTGTGCGTCCATGTTGAACACATATCCTGGTTGTACATTTGTAAAATATTTTGCTTTGTCTGATTGCACAAATATTCTACCTGTATAACCTACAACATCACCTCTCCAATAAAATGGAATCAATAATCTTTTATCAAAGTCAAAATTCATGTCAGGTGAGTACATAAAATCATACCAACTAGGATCTATGCCTCTTTGTTTTAGATAATTTAATACACCGTCAATCTTTTCGTACTGTGGTGCTGTCAAATCTTTTGCTACATATTTTTCAAGCCATACTTCTAATCTGTGTGAATTTTTTGGCAGTGTTTTCTTTTGAAAATTTACAAATTTTTTCTTTTCGTATTTTGTATCTGACTCTTCATGCCTCATGGCTTCTATGGCCAACTTACGTATTGTGTCATCTGCTATGCCAAGCCAACCCATCAGTTGTCTCATTTTGGCAGTCAATCTTCTTCCAATCACATACGATGCTTTGTAGCCACAGTTGAAACAGTGATATGACAGTGTGCCGTCTGCGGTTGTCATGATACCGCCACGTTTTCTTTTGTCTGCAGATTCACCATTGTGTATACAACACGGTGCATTAAAGGACGTCCACCCACTTGGAGTTTTCTTTTTGCCAGCAGGCAACGACGTCAGAATAGTCGACTGGATCAGGTTCATAATCTATATTTTACTGTCTATAAAGGATTTTGTCAATGATACCAGTATTACCAGCGGCATTGCCCCAACTAAATTTAAGGAATTGGTAAACACCGTTGAAGTTATAGTATTTGACACCAGAACTTGGTAAGTCTGTGATTGTAGACACTGTGAAGTAATCAGATGATTCTGGAGTTGTGTCCATGGTAGCAAGAACTTTTAGTGTGCCACTAAAGCCTTGAGTATACACTGCAATTGTGTGCAGAGCATCGTTGTTGTTCTGTCCTGGACTGGCACTGATTGTGGCATTTGAAACTTGCGTAAGTGGATATGGATTTGGTGAAGACTGTGCGGTAAATGATTCAATTGATTGACTGGCAACAAACTGTGGAAAGCCACCATCTGCTAGTTCTACAGATCCAGCCGCATTGTAAGCCGTATCTGAGTAGGTCACTTGATAGTACACAGTTGATCCGTCTGAGACAATCTCTCTTACAGAGTAGTCATAGAACTGTGATTCCAATCCAAGTAGATCTCCATCCGTAATAGTAAC